GATGGCGTGGTGGATAGCCATGGCGATAGCCTTGTTGCAGCCAGCGCGGCGGGTGATAGCCTCGATCTCAGAGTCCTTTGGCAGGTAGTCAAACTGGATCACCCGAGAGAAACGATCCACCAGGGCACTGTTCTGCATCCGGGTGCCGGCGTGTCTACCACTGTCGTCACCATTGCCAAAGGTGTTATCGGCAACGAAAACCAGCACCCCCTCGGCGCGGGTATGGGTAAGACCACCAAACGATACGGCGGCGTTGGGCTCCAGAAAACCATTCAGCGTTGCCAGTTCGCCAGGGTCAGCGTTGGTGACCTCATCCAGCAGGATGACGGTCGAGGGCATGGCATAGGCCAGCAAAAAGTCTTTTGGCTGGAACACCGTCTTGTTGTTCTCAAAGCCAGTCGCTCCGACATACTCTTCGACGGTTGTGTGCTTGTGGAAGTTGATGCGTTTAAACCCGCGTCCGGTACGGGCTGCAAACTGTCGGGCAGTCTCAGACTTGCCGGTGCCCTTCTCGCCGCCAAACCAAAGGTTCTCGCCCGTCCAATCAGATAGCAGCAGGTGCTTGAGAATGCCCTCAGTCCAGATGAAATCGGGGTCTACCGCCGGGGCTTGGGGGTGGTTCCACAGGTCAACCATCAGCGGCTGACCCTTAACATCGAAAACATCGATGCCGAAAACCTCAAGGCAGGTCTTGCTGCTGGTGCGGTGCGCGGCGGTCTGGTCGGCCACAACCTGTTGGGCACCCGCATCCTCGATGCGTTTAGACCAGCGTGAAAAATGGTCGCCGATTATTGCGTCCACTGCTACCTTAATGCTACGGTCATCAATCTTGATGCCTTTGATCTTGTCGGTCAGTGTGTTGGCCTTGTGCTCGACGCGAGCCATTGTCTGGATCACTGCGCTGATGTTAGCCTGGAGGTCATCGACCCGATTGAGGGCCGACAGGGCATCGGCTTTGGCATCAGATGCAACCTGCGAGGCGGCATCAACCTTGGCACCGATGGCGGGGTCAAAGGTCGGCGCGGCCTTGAAGACCGATGGGGTTGCGGCCATGATGTTGTTCATGCTGATGGTTCCAGCATCGACCGCCTCGGCCAGCCAGCGGCTTGCATCGGTCTTGGTTATCCCGGCCTGTGGGTTGGGGTGGTATTGGTTATAGGCACCTGCCACAACGGGCAGGGGCAGACGGGCGATCTGGATGACGATCTGGGAGAGGTTTGCCATGATTCACTTTCGGTTGGGTTACAGGGAGAGGGTATCGCCACAAGGGCAGGTGGGCAGACCTTGCGCTGCCCATTTGGTGGACAGGCGCACGGTATACCCGCAGGAGGGGCACTCGGCCTTGAGCATTCGAGTGGTTTGCTTTTTCAGTTGTCGGTCAGACTTCAACTCGGCATGGGGGTAGTCGCCCAGGCTGGTGATGATGGCAGCGTAGACCGCCAAAAAGTCAGCATCCCCAACAGTTGACTTCCAAGGTTGACGGCCCGAGCCAGTGGCCTGGAGGTGCATGGCGGCGGCGATCTTTTGGAAGTTGACCCCATGGTTGAATGCGCCGGCAGTGGCATGGCACAACTCATGGATCAGCACTTCGAAGACCTTGACGGGGTCAGCCAGCTTGGGATGCACCAAAATCTCAAAGGTGCCATCTGCGCTGGCGGTGTTGATCCAGCACTCACCGATAGCACCCGACCGCAGGGCGGTGGACGGGAAGCCGCAAGAGACCCGCACCTTGGCAGGCAGGGGCTTGCTGTACAGGTCGAACAGGGGCCGGACTTCCTCGACTCCGGCACTGAGCCATTCTTCACGGGTTGAATACATGATGCACCTTTAAACGGGGATGAGCCCCGATAATATCAGGGCGCAAGGGTTGATGATATTTAGTTGATCAGTCCGAGGGGTCATTCAGCGCCTCGGTCAGGACATGACCAGCGAACACGCCGCCAATCACCAGGGCAAGGTCGGTCAGCCAGTAGTGCCCCCATCCGAAAGTGATGAGGGCTGCGGCGGTAGCGCCAGAGGCGAGCAGGTGGGCGTGTCTCATGCGGCCCCCATCAACAATTTTTTGAGGGCCGGGACAGACCGCCCACTGATGCGGGACAGGTCTGCGAGGGTGATGTTGGTGCTATCAAACAGATCGACAATTTGCTGGTCAGTCATGGTGGGGTCTCCGGTTTAAAAGGGATACGGGTCTGCGGTCAGACAGGCAGCAGGCCAGGGCCTGCCCTACATGCGACCGCCAGAGGTTGATCTTGCCGATGGTCAGGGGTCTCATCAGTTGTGCTTGGGGTAGGCGTAGTACACGCCGCGCTCGACCTGCTCGACCCTGTAACCTCGGCGGCGCAGTGCCAGGATCACGGGGATAGACCAGGGCTTGCAAGGCCCGGTCTCCATGTAGAGTGCCCCATCGTTGTGCGAGTTGTCGTCTTCCTCGATCATGCGGATCGCCCACTCAGTGGTCGGTTTCCATTTGTTCCAATCCATGGTTCGTTCTCCGGTTTAAACGTTGTTGATGATGGTCAGGACGGTGTAAACGCGAACACCGCGCCGAGCCAGTTGCTTGGCGTCATGGGTGATGCCGATCTTGGCACCGCGCAGGGTCTTGTACTGCCTGTCCATCTCGGCCCACAGGTAGCCGAGTCGGTTGCGAATCAGGGTCACTGATCGGGTCTTGTGCATCAGGCCCCCCGATTCAGGTGGGCAAGGGCTGCGGCACGGGAATCGAACCGGCCACCGATGGGGGTTTGATGGGGGCCGCGAACAATGAACCAGCCGCCGAGCAGTCGATTGAAGATGATGCGGGGCATGGCGATCCTTTCAGGTAGCGGTTGCAACAGCGTAGAAGTCATGCTGGCCCTCGCATCCGACATGGGTCATGCGGTCAGGGTGAAACCCGTGGATGGATTGAATGGCGGCGCGGTTGGCGTTATGTGCGCCGTGGTCATAGGGCACGGTGCGGGTGCATCCCGTGGTGATGCACTTGACGGTGATGGTTGAACCCCGGGAGTCAGTGGCGGGGTTGTGGCGGGTTTTGTAAAGGGTGATCATGGTTGCTCTCCGGGTTGGTTGCATGAGACCCCCTGCCGGGGGTTTCGCCTATTCAAGGCTCATCAGTCATGCTGTTTTGACGGGGTAATTGCACATTTCATAGAACAGGGCTGCGTCAGCCTGGGCCAGCAGGATTTCAGCGAAGGGGTGTTTGCGGCTGTAGGCCATCACGGCGGCATGGTTGGCTGCGGTAGGGTTGGCGCGGTAGCGGTTGAGCAGTGCTTTCATGGTTCGTTCTCCGGTTAAGTGCGGGATGCACTCCAATGCCCAGACGGGCATCAGGCTGCAAGCAGCGCCCCAGTGAGTGGGGTAGATGTTTATCTACCGTCGTGATGGACGGTGCAGGGCGTGTCCCCTGCCTGTATTGAACCCGTTGCCGGGGAAAGCCTGAAAGCTTTTTACCTCCACAGACCGACCTTATCGCGGGCCGTTCGCACTAGACTCGATCGTCTCTGCCTCGCTAGCACTATCAAGCAATCACTTGATATCACTAGGGCATGGAACGGACTGTAGCGGGTTTAAACCAGCCTGTCAACAACCCCACGATTTAGTCGGGTATTACCCTGGAACAGGGGTTGGTTTTGCCTCTATATAGGTGGCCAAGGGAAGCGATTAGAGGGTCTACAAGGCGCTGGAAGGGGTTCAGGCGGGGTAGGTATCAACCAGACCAATACGGCGGCAGGAAGGCCGGTTTGCAATGAAAAAGTTTTACTTTAGTTATCCACAGAGATGTGGACAAGTCAAAGTTATCCACAGCCTGTGGACAGATTTTGTAGTACCAATTTATTGCAACCAGGGTTTAAACCGGCGATCAGGGCCAGGGTAAGGGGTAGGGTAGGGTGAGGGGTTTCTGACGCGAAACTTACAACTTCTGTGGATAACTTGTGGATGACGGCTGGAGTTATTCACAGCCTGTGGATAACCTGATAGACTGCGATGCGAACGGTGGTTCAGGTTTAAACGGTGAAGGGGTGATGCGATGGGCCTGGGGAATGATCAGATGCGGGGCAATGGCAGGGCATCGAAGGATGATCTATTGCGGAGGCTTGAGGAGGTGATGCTCGATGGTGATGGAAAGCAGAACGATCAAGAGCCCGGACTGAGCGAAGCGGAGCGGTTAGCCAGAGACGCAGTTCCCCCAAAGCGTAGGGTAGACGGAGAGATGGTCGGAACACCCAGAGCAAAGCCAATGACAAGCTCCATGATGGAGTTCGCCAAAGGGCTTATAGAGGGAAAGACACAGTTAGAGGCGTACCAGAACGCATACCCCAATGGGAAGGCAACAGATAGGACACTGAAGACAGCAGCATGGAAGCTAGCGCAAGACCCAAGGATACAAAGGATGCTGCAAGAGCATTGGGGTCAGACAGTGGAAGCGCTGACGGATGATGCAGTGGCGGTGAAACGATATGTGATCAAGTCGCTGCTGGAGTTGAGCAAAGAAGCAAAGCAGGAGGGCTCCAAACTCAAGGCACTGGAGTTGATGGGCAAGACAGTGGGAATGTTTAAACAGACTGTGCAAGAGGATGACGACAGTGTGACCGCAGACCAACTGAAGCAAGAGCTTGCGAAGCACATGCGTCTAGTGGGCAATGTGCGTAGAGTGAGCAAGGCGCAGATCATTGAACTGCCCTCTACGGTCATCAGTGAGCCGGTGGAGCGAGGACAGGTTTAAACGGGGGAGTGGCATCAGTGATGGCTGGGAGGGAGGGAGAGACACCCCCACCCCCCGCTTTGGCAGATGGGTCCCCCTCCTCGCCTTACGCTCGATTCCACTCATCCGATCATCCCCAAACACAAACGTTCGCACCCACCCCCATCCATTTCCAATTCCCAACCCCCACCCCTATATATTTTTGAAATTACTGACTTGCAAACGTTCGCTATTGTGTTTAAACTTTGTTTGGTTTAAACGCGGATTGTTTAAGGATGATTGATTACGCCCACCCCACGATGATGGCTGAGAAGGCTTTGAGGGAGCTTCATGAGGCGATGCTTGCTCGCAGGTTTGAGGATGCGCGTCAGGCGGCTTTGCGGTGCATGGTTGAGTGCAAGATTGCGTACCACAGCATTCGGGTGATGGAAGAGGAATATGTCAGCAAAGCATCAACTCGTGCTTGATTTCATCCGGGCGTACATTCGGCTTCATGGGATGTCTCCGTCTTATCAGACGATTGCTTCTGGTGTGGGGATGAAGTCAAAGGCGAATATTCACCGGATCATCCATAAGTTGCAGGATGAGGGGCTTTTGACTATTCGCCCCTACAAGTTCAATTCGATCAAGTTGATTGACCGCAGTGCTCGTGAGGTGTCTGCTCTATGACGTTGCTGACCCGGCAGGAGATTGATGACTATGAGGGGATGATTCCTCTGGTTGGGCTGGAGCAGCGCAGGAAGATACAGAAGCTTTTGGAGTTGGACAAGCGGGAGAGGTGCCGGGAGTCCTTCATCTTCTTCGTGTCGCAGATGTGGCCTGTGTTTATTTCGGGCAAGCATCATCAGATCATGGCTGATGCTTTTGAGAGGGTGGCCAGGGGTGAGTTGAAGAGGTTGATCATCAACATGCCGCCCCGGCATACGAAGTCGGAGTTTGCTTCTTACCTGCTCCCGGCTTGGTTTCTTGGGATGTTTCCTGAGAAGAAGATCATCCAGACCGCCCACACCGCAGAATTGGCTGTTGGTTTTGGCCGGAAGGTGAGGAACTTGGTCTCGTCCAACGAGTACCAGAAGGTCTTTCAGACGGAACTTTCTTCTGATTCCAAGGCTGCGGGGCGGTGGAATACCTCTGTTGGGGGTGATTACTTCGCCATCGGTGTTGGCGGTGCTGTCACGGGTAAGGGCGCTGATCTTTTGATCATTGACGACCCGCATTCTGAGCAGGAAGCCAAGCAAAACAACCCCGCCGTCTACCACGGGGTCTATGAATGGTACACATCCGGCCCCCGGCAGCGTCTTCAGCCTGGGGGTTCAATCATTATTGTGATGACGCGGTGGTCAAAAATAGATTTGACCGGCCAAGTCATGAAAAATTCGGAAAAAGACGGCACAGATGCGTGGGAAGTCATCGAATTTCCCGCAATTTTGCCCTCCGGAACCCCTCTTTGGCCCGGATTTTGGAAAAAAGAGCAGCTTGAAGCCATCAGGGCTGAGATTCCAGTGTCCAAATGGAACGCTCAGTACCAGCAAAACCCCACATCCGAGGAAGGCGCTATCGTCAAGCGCGAGCAATGGCAAATTTGGGAGCCAGAAATGCCCCCGCCATGCGAATACATCATCCAATCCTGGGATACGGCCTTTGAAAAACACAACCGCGCAGACTACTCTGCATGTACTACGTGGGGAGTGTTTAAACATCCCGATTCCAAAGGCAACTACAAGACAAACATCATCCTTCTTGACGCCTTCAAAGATCGGATGGAGTTTCCCGACCTCAAGGCCAAGGCCATTGAGATGTACAAGGAGTGGAACCCAGACACCCTGATCGTTGAAAAGAGGGCCGCTGGTGCCCCTTTGATCTACGAGCTTCGCCAAACCGGCATCCCTCTTTCAGAGTACACGCCGAGCAAGGGACAGGATAAGATTGCGCGTGTAAACGCAATTTCAGACCTGTTTGCGTCTGGCGT